TTCGGGGTGTAGCGCAGTCCGGTTAGCGCACCTGCTTTGGGAGCAGGGGGTCGTGGGTTCGAATCCCGCTACCCCGACAAGAAGAAAGGCAACTTATCCAATACGATGAGTTGCCTTTCTTCTTTTATTGTATTTTTACAAGCCGCAAAACGATTTGTGAGACTTTCTCAAAACGATTTGTGTGATTTTCACGTCTATTAATATAAAACGAAATGTGATTTTTACGCAAAACAAATAAGGCTAAAAGATTTCCCCATCCTCTAGCCTTTTTATTGATTTATTAAATGCTACTTAAATACTAAATAAATTCTTTTTTATAAAGCATTACATCAGTATAAGTAGAATTGTAATTCATTCTAGCATTGAATTCTTCCTTTTTCGCATTATTAAACGGATTACCAATATTGGGATGATTACCCATCCAGCAGCACAACTCTAATATAGATGATTTGTTGCTTGTAAAATAAATGAATGACTTATCCACTAGTATGGATAATACATCTAAGTAATCTGAAAGCCTCCAATTCATGCGATAAGTTCCGACTTCAGTAGAAAGATAAGGAGGATCAACTAAAAATACGACATTGGGCAAATTCTTGTATTTCTTGACCAATTCTTTATAATCACAAGAAACTATTTCAAGCCCATTCAAATAATCAGTACATAACGGATAATCTTGCTTCCTTATGTTATTATAAAAGCTTTCCCTTTGCAAATCCTTTAGATTCATACAATATTTCATAGAAAATAGTAATGAAGAAGATATGGTAATATAATCAACAAAACCAGTCGTTTCTTCTTGACGAAGTCGTTCTAATATCAACCCTCGTATCGGTTCTGGAATCAATTTTTGTCGTGGACAATCAATCGTAAGCTTACGCAAATCAGAAAGTAATGCATTCGTCCGATTGATATTATTTAATCGCATTCTGTAATTATCATAGTCGTTATATATTACTGTTGCATTCGGTTTTTCTCTTTTAGTAATATGTGACAGAAGCCCAGAACCTCCAAATAAGTCAACGAAAACAGAGTTATCTGGATATTCTTTCAATACTTCTTTAAATTTCTGTGCAAACATTCTTTTTTGTCCTACAAATGGTAATGGTGCTGATAAATATTCCGTATTCATTTTCTTTGTGTTTGATTATGATACAAAATTCTTGAATGATCACGTCAAACACAAAAAATAAGCTATAATCAAACTGAACAAGGCGCACAGTTTTTTTTCATTCTATTGATTATCTTATATATTTCTCTTTCTGATATTCTATATTTTGAGGATAAAACAGATACAATGTATACTACTTTATACCCCGTGTTGTACATATTTTCATAGTCAATGTATAAATCTACATATTTATAATCACTAACCTTTAGACCTAATTCAAAAAGCCGTTTTAATAAGTCTTTGTTAAAGTATAATATCTCAAATGCAGTCATAATAGATTATTTAATTATCTTTGTAACGCCAATCACATATTTAATGCATAAAATGCGCAGCCTCACAGTGGAGGATATTTCCCCCGGCTGTGTGAGGTTGCGCATTTGCGTAGAGTATGTGATTGGCGTCTATACTTTAACTAAACAAGCCGGGGGCTTTCTTTTCCCGGATTTATATCACAAAAATATAGTAATCTATGCGATTGACAAAGCTTAATAAGTAGAATATGGGTAGAGTCTAAGAAATCTACCAGAACTCTACCGAGCGGCGAAATTGGGCTGAAAATCGAGTCGTTTTTTTCTACTCTTTACGGCCTTCAAATCGCGTAAAATTGTTGATGAAAGAACCTCCGAGTAGATTTCCGTCGTCTTCACAGAAGTATGCCCTAAAAGCTTTTGCACGGTCGTTATTGGAACCCCTTGATGAATGAGTAATGTAGCACATGTATGACGGGCCGTGTGGTAGGTTATGTGCTTCTTTATGCGTGCCATTTCTGCTATCTGTGCGAGATATTTGTTCACATCTGAATTGCATCCAAGGATGGCAAATTCTTCTATGTTGTAACCGTCTAAAATTGTGAGTGCTTTCCCCTCGAAAAGCAGATGTAACGGAAGCCGGAGTTCGATTCCAGTCTTAATTGATTTGAAGTGCAGCCAACGGTTTCCATTTATCTTGATAAAGTTTGCAGGTGTAAGCTGGCAGAAATCCGAGAACCGCAACCCTACATAGCAACAGAACAGGAATGCATCCAGTACATGACGCATCTTCTTGTCGCTTACCTCCAGGTTCTCCAGCTTCTTTAATTCGTTCGTCTGGAGTCAAGAACTCGTGCCGACCTTTCTCCTGCTTAATCTTAAATTTGCGGAATGGATAAGCGTCTGCATGGATATAACCTTGATTTATCGCTTCATTGACTAGCGTCCGAAGCTGGCGAAGGTGTTTTGCCACGGTATTCACTCCGTTTCCCTTTTCCCGAAGATATGTTTCAAAATCCTTTAAGAATGTGTATGTTATGTCCTTGAAATCTAATCCAGGGCGGAATTCCTGAAGAACATTGATAGTCGTGATTAGGTTGTCTTTTGTACTTTGGCGTCTATCTGAGTGCTTAACATATTCTTTAGCGAATATAGGGAAGGTAACATTAACGGGGGTATTTTTCTTTATCGCATCACGAAGTAAAGCTAAAGTCGGTTGTATTCCACGTTTCCATAACGATAGTTCTATACCTTGAAGATACAGTATAAACTCAAACAACATGGAGTTAAGGTCATTGGCTTGCGGATGGTTACATACTTGTGCTATCTGCTTATCCCAGTGCTCCGGACGAAGATAAACGTTCGTCTTAAAATATACTTTACGTTGATTCAAAGATGCTTCTACCTGCACAAGGGCTGTTCCTTGCTTATTTAAGTGATTCTTTCTATTGTAAACAAGGCGGTATCGAATTTTTTCCATTTTTCCGCCGAAAATAACTATTTATTTGGAATTCATAAAATAATAGCACTGGCGGGACTAACTGTTAGAAAGATGGAGTTAGGCTGGCTGACAGGATATACAAAATTAACGGATTATGCAGACTTTGGTACAATGCTTATATATATTACTGGTGATAATAGGCAATCATTAATAATGCTTTGCGATATTCAAAGAGTGATAATGTTACATGATGAACATAGAGATGATGAATTAGCTGTATACAGGAAAGAGGATGGAGGATATTATCTATATACAGCTAGTTATAACTTATATGCATATATTATTAGCTCTTCGTTTACTCTATCTATTGTTAAAGGACAAGATGGCAACGGGCTTATTAAAATCAATAGGGCCTAATATTATAATCGAGTCCATTTAAACTATGATTAAAATTCTCTCCACTCTCCCCATGAATTACCACCATTAGAAGACATACGGGTAAACCGTTTATTGTCATATATGGACATTGCTATTTGCGTGTGATATTCACCTTGACTGAAATATAATAAATTCCCATAAGTGAATAAATCGAAGTTAATAGTTCCTAGAGATATATTAATCATATATACCCTATTATTCAAACAATTATCCGGATTTATGACAATACCACCATCCCTGAACCAAGTATTGTTAATCCCAATAAGTTCCGCCAGGCAGATTTAGCACTGGCGGAACTTATTGGAATTAATAGCACGGTAACAACAATACTTCAAGTTGGGGAATCCGTTGAAATAAGAGAAACTAACACGGCAAGTATATATTTACTTTCAATTCGTGCTAGTGCTAGTAATACGGAGTATTTAGCCACGTATATATTGGCATGGGCTTCTATATATGCTGCTGGTGTAACTAAGCTGTCTGAATATAGCTACACGAGCAACGTTACGATAGAGGTATCCAGAACCGGAACTGACAAATATAAGATTACATACAAGGCTGGGAATGTTTCTTCTATCGAGCTGAAGTATTCTCTTCGGAACTTAATATTATAGTTGTTTCCATGATGTCCAACTATTATAATGCATTCTTATATATGCTAATCCATTATCTCCACCTGCACATAATTGCATACGAATCCATCCGTCACAAGAAAATGCCACTAATATGCCATAATTCACGGGCATATTGTCCTGTTGTGAGTCAAATTTATAAACTCCGTTATTTACGTTATTGACATCACCTTCCAAATTTAATCCAATGGCACTCAGGAAACCTGATTTTGACATTAATCCATCATTTTTTAAAGTAGCCGTTCCAATAAGTTCCGCCAGTGCTAAATCTGCCTGGCGGAACTTATGAATGGAAATAACTTGTTTCCATTCATGGTAAAAGATTTTTTGTATATAACAAACAGAAATAGTATTGATGAACTTAACGATGTTGTGGAGTCCGGCATGTATATGATTATTCCAGGTTCGGATACCTACGGAACTCTGTTAGTTTTTCAAGCAGGAGTTGGAGCTGCTGGAGCAACTGTCCAGCGTTACTTTCATCCTTCAGGATTAAATATTACAAGAATTAAAAATTCAAATAGCGAAAATTCTTGGGCTCAATTATAACTCAATCCACCCTCTCCATGTACCGTCCACCTTTGCTCTCCAATATCGTTTAATTGGATACATCGAGAATGCTTCCTGATACATATAGGCCGGAGAAGCAGGGTAAGTTTTAACTATGAATGTAGCATTGTTCTCTAAAATATTTCCATTGTATATATCAGTAGACAGAATATCTATATCATCTATGTTGGACACTCCAGAATTATCACCCTGGCTGAATTTAGCAGCGGGGTGAAGCCCCGATTTTTCTAATGTTGCAATCCCAATAAGTTCCGCCAGAACTGACGCAACCTGCTCTTTTGTCATTACTCCGACGGCATTTCCGGCGGCATTCACGGCCACAAAACTGGAGATGTCTTCCAAAGCTGGGAGAGCCAGTGTAGACTTCTTCAGTAGCTCCGTTTTCGACACTTTATGCGGAACGCCGTTTGTATCGTACACCTGTACCGTTTCACCATCTTCTGCTGTAGTCTGTTCCATTATAGCCTTTGCATTGTCCAGAATTTTATCTGTTGTTTCGCCGTCATACCTTGAATCGTATTTTTTATCGTCCATATCGTTTTCAATTTATCATTAAGATTAATAAGATTACTAACACTGTGTAGATTATAATTGCCTTGTCCATCAGCTTGTATAATTGATTAAAAAATATCCGAAATATGGAACCTTAGCCACCAGTAGTATTATTGAATCGCCGACAGCCAAAGTATAACTTTGCACACTTCCGTTCTGGTCGTATATTCCGGCCAACGTGACGTTTTTAGAGCCTGCAAGGCATCTGAAAACCAACATAAGTCCGAAATCAGACGGAAGGCTGCTCATGCCATACATGCTTGCGACCTGCGACTCATCCGGAAGGGTCACATTATATGCGCTGCTGGCATATATAACGAAGATATTATTCTGTGAGAAATCAATCTTGTAGGTGCTGCCTGTAATGTTAAGCCTTCCGATCTTGGTTCCAATAAACGCAGTTGCCATCAGTGGAGCATTGCTTTTCAGCCCATAGTTTTTCGTTCCACCAGATACTTCAATAAACAGCCCATAATTGGACACGTCAAAACCATATCCGCCATACGTATTCGTCTGATTGTTTATGATTCTTCCCGCAGCTGTAAAACCAGAAGCTGTCGCCGGAACAACATTCTTCCCTATTAATACATAAGAGCTTGTGCCGCCTACACGAATCATGTCACTATAAATTGACAAACTACCTCCACCTCCGGATGCCGTTGCTTCACTACCGATTCGGCCATTTGCCAGTTCAAATCCTCCGATAGAGCCTCTTTCCAAAGAACCCTCCGCACCATCAAGATGCTTCACCTTCAGATTGTCCACGTCAATGTATTCGGCCTTGACAATCGGACGTCCGTTTTTATCAGTAGTGAAAACAGCAATCGGTTCACCGGATGTGTTGGTTACAAAGAAATTATCTGCATGTACCGTTACAGTCCTATCTTTGACGTTGATTCCTGTATCTTCCAGTTCAAGGCTTATTTCGTCCTTTGCTACCTCTACAACTGATTTACCAGACGATAGCATGAGTTCGCTAAATCTTCCGACAAGCTTCCCGTCAGACAGACTGAGGTAATTCGTTTGTTCCCTGTTACCGATATAGGCCCGTCCATACACATTGAAGTATCCCTCTTTTTTCACACGGTCGTATCCAATCGTGACTATATCTTTCCCGGAGAGGGAGTAACTGTTGATTCCCTGATAGAAGATAAGAGAAGGCGCACCGTCTCCGTATGCAGACAGCACGATTGCGGACTGGAAATCCGTGTCCGATATGTCTCCAAGTTGTACAACCACATCACCCTCCTTGGGAATATCACTACCTTCGTCACAATGATTTACAGATACTTCTATCCAATTATCGCCGACGGCAGTGACTAACCGCCACCAGTAATGGTTACTAACATTCTCATAGACTCCGGATTTGATATTGAATGACTGGCTGCGTACCAGGTTACCCACACGGAAACGGTTCTCGATGGCTTTCTCACCATCGTTTGCAAGGAAGTAACAGCGGTACACGGCGCCATGTGCGCTTGGCTGCACGTATGCTCTGCTGCCATCTGAATAGTATTTCGCGCTACCATCCGCATAATAGAACGGAACCGCATCTATACGCTCTACCTTAGTAATCGTTGCTCTGGCACCTGAAGCGTTGAACATGAAGGAAGCTCCGGCCAGCTCGGTCTCCATTATGCTGAGCAGCTGGAAAATGGCTTTCTTTCGTACGTACAGTTTGTCAATCCATCCGACAGAATCACCATTTTCATCGCTATAGAATGACATGCCGGCACCCATCATTCCAGTAACAAAGTCAGGAGATGTAAGGAAAGGAGATATGATACCGCCAAGAAGCTTCATCAAAAACTCCGTCCGGTCAGGCGCATCCTTACGAAGATGTGTCTTCAACGATTTTAATGCACTGAATATATTCTTATCAGACGGTGTTTTTTCATCGAACGACCGGATTACATCATATACATATTGTTCAGCCTGTCTGGCTACCTCATACCGTAGCGAGTTCAGCGAGTTATCTACCGAGGATTTCCACCCCGACCCTACTTCATCCGAGCAGGTAATCGTAGCCTGGCACAAGTCATTCAACTTGCGCTGCACCTTTGTAATACGTGTATCCTTGTATCCTCCGGTAGAACCGAAATACTGTTCTGAAAGCAGACGCACGTTCCATCCGATGCGGAGCGGTGTATTATTATTTTCTATGTAGTTCCGGTCAGTGGTTCCGGTGTATTTGTTAGGGTCAAAGCTGTAGGTATTCAGAAAATCATCTACTGCCAGTTTGTATGCCTGTTCCGCTTCGGTGATGTATTCCTGCGGCATGGAAAAGTTCCATGGTATATACTTGTCACCTGGATTTGGTACAATCACACCTCCAGGAATCTGAGTCGTATCATCCGGATATACGTTTATAATTTCCCATTCCCGTGTGTCTTCATGCCATGCAGCCTGGAAAGAACCGTCAGTTCCACGTCCTGCCAGCTCGCCAGTCTGGAACTGTAACATATAGTCCAGATCCGGAATCTCGTAGTCTTTCGGATTCCAGTTCATACCGTTGTCCTTGAAGTAATATACGGTGTACTTCCGTCCTTCCTCGCTGGTTTTATCTTCCGTACGTACAGATGAAACAGTACCTACATACTGAGGATATATCTCAGCAAACGCAGCTTCTTCCGTTTCTTCCTTCACACCATATAAGTCTACATTCTTGTCCACATATATTTCCCGGCTTGGAAGTTGCAGACGGGAATACCCGTACTTTGTCGCATCAATATTGCGTGTGCAGCCCAACGGGAACAGACGGGTAAAGAATTTCACTTCCCCGTTATCTTCCTGTGCCAGATTGGTAAGTCCTTGAAGGTAGCCAAGCTCCACCACTTCCCCACGTTCAGCTTTGCAGAGATTAATCACATAACCGTCTGCCCACATTTCAGTGCCGAATGTGGCGGCGATGCCATTGCTGCCGAAAGCCGCATCCCAGCACTTCACATTCCGGTAATCAATCACCTTGTTTTCGGCGGTAATAACCGTTCCGATGCTCCACAGATTTCCACCGGCACGGCGGTTCATATTGTCTATCCACAACTGCAGGTGTTCGCGCGGACCACCGTCGTAACTGAATTCAGAAGTGGTTCCACCTTCCTGGAACAGCATCAGTGTATCTTCCGCATCATGTATCGGTGCATAGAACTTTACGCTGTATTCATAAGTCTGTGTGTTCTTTTGTTTCGGACGATAGCGTGACTTTACCTTGTAGCGAACGCCTTCCACCTCGATGTAGTCATCCACATCCAGCGGCACGTATTCGGTATGGGTGAAGGATGCAGATACGCTGCATTCTCCACCGATTTCTTCCGTGACACTGGAAGAAGAGTTCGGGCTGGCTGTCAGTCGGAGGTTGTTGGCTTTATCGTATATTTTCAGTTCCATTTAAACAGTGTTTAATCAATTACTAAATAGAAGGCTGCGGCTCCATGAATTTTACGGAAAACAGCACATAGAACCGGTCTCCTTCGTAACTTTCGTACCATTCCGGATCTGCCGGCATATCCTGGTAAACCATATTGTAGGTTCGGTAATTCTTCACGGCGATTGCAAGCATACCCGACGTGATGAGCGTCATCATGCGCTGGTATTTGTCCAGTCGGTCGGATGCGGAGTTTCCACGAAGCCAGAACTGCAATGTACGTTCGATGCTGCACAGCTTCACGTTCGGGTTCTGGGGAAGCTCTACCCCGTTCCGTTCCCGGAAGTCTACGGTGGTAATATCCTTCGCCTTTGGCATCCGCAGCAGGGCATCCATGTTCACGTGTCCGCCTGCTTCCGTTTCGCCCAGGAAGGCACCGTATTCCCTCCATGCGTCCGTTCCGTTGATTGTAAGGTATCCAGTCAGGTCCACTTTTCAGTTAATAATTAATAGTTAAAAATTAAGCTACTTCAGCTGTATTCCGTTCAATTTCATATCACTCAATATATCGTGTATCTCCACCAGATGTGCCGTGTGCCCGGCTATGGTGGCCAGCGTCTGGCTGTCCTGCTTCTGCGTGTTTCGGATTTCCTGCACAAACTTGTCCGTATTGGCCAGATGCGTCTGCATGTTCCTGCCTATACCTTCAAAAGTGGATATACTGTCCTGGCTCATGGTGGTCAGTGCACCACTGCTGGGTGACTGGCTGCTTCCGGAATCCGCAGATGAAGATTCCCAACCGAAATCTTTCATTATCTGTTCCCTTTCTGCCAGCATATCATTAATAATATCCTGATATTTGTTTCTTAATATACCGGCTTCATCTTTGGTCAGTTCACCTCCTGATTCTGCTTTTGTAGCCCATGTGTCATATAATTCCTGAATTTGCTGTTTGTATTTTCCAGCAATCAGAGAAGAGAATATGGCGTTCTGAAGGTATTTTTCAAAATTGTCTGCAAAATCCTGGTTGGTAGCATCCAAATCCGACAGCATGCTCACAAAGCTGTCACGGAATTCATCAAAGCTTACCCCGGTAAATGCTTCTTTCTCCTGTTCGGCAATTTCCTGCAACTGTTCGCTATACTTGTCAATATTCTGAATGTAGGTCACAAACTCAGAGTTGACAGCGGTCAGTACCGACACAAACTTTTCGTCTTGAAGAACTTTACCTATGACATCCGCATCCAAATTAATTACGTCACCAAATTCACGTATATTCTCTCCTGTTAATTGTGAAAGTCTTGCCCAGTCAGAGCTACCCATTCTTTCGTTTACTCTGTATCCTAATGAATGGCTGAACATACTTGACCCGCTTCCAGAAAGAGAATGCATCAACTGCCGCTGGCGTTCAATCTGCACGTCTACCAGTTTTTTAGCTTCCTCGGCTGCTTTCTGAGCTTCTACACCATAATCAATGTCGATATATTGCTGTTTCTTGGAGATAAGCGAATCCCAAATGTCAATCAGCCCTTCATACTTTGATTTAAGGTTTTCATACCCCGAATAATCGGCACCTCCGAAACCAAACAGTCCGGCTATCGTATTGCCTATTCCAGTCAATATACTAACTGACCCTGTAATAGCACTGAATGGTTTTGTCAAATCAATGCTTTCCAGTCCACTCATTACCTGGCTGACTCCGTTCAATGTCTCACTCACCGCTTCCGGAACTTTTACGCCAAAGTTTCCTAACATATCCACTATGTCGTTTCCGGCATTGACGATAGCCATTCCTTTCTGCCCGATGGAATGGGCCGCATCCGTCAGACTCTTCTGGGCACTGTATCGTTTATCCTGGGCAGCACGAAGTCTTTCCTCTGCTTCTGCCTGAGTAATCAGCTTACGTGTAAGGGCTCCGGTTGCTTCGTCATATTCTTCCACGATAACACTTCCGCCGACTTGCGCCTGTTGAAGAAGGCTCTGAGCAGAACGTACTTCCTCCATCGCAGACTTGTAATCTTCGTACCCCTTCTTCATCGTATCAAATGGGGAACGGTCGGCCAGCTCGGAGTCTATATTCTTGAAAGCATCCAGTACCTCCTTGTAAGATTCGGGGCTGATGTCATCGCCTATTCCTTCCAGGTATTGTTTCAGCTTCTCTCGGAGACTTTCCAGCGTATCAGTAGACACACGCTCCAGGTCACCAAAGATTTTGTCCCAGTCCATCCCTTTCTTCATTTCCTCAAAGTCCAGGCTGGCCAGCTTGTCGTCACGTTCACGGGTTAATACGTCGGCCTCTCCTTCTGTTTCCGCAGCGGCAATCTTCCGGGCATAATCCATTGCAATGGCCAGACGCTTCTCCTGATACGTTCCGTATTGTTTATTGTAGTCGATAAGGCTCTGCGTGGCCTTGTCGCGATATTCCTGTTCAATCTGATATATCTTTTCGTTATACACCTGTTCTGCCAGCATACGGTTGGTGTTCGCCGTATTCTTTACCTCGTCGTACTGGCTCTGTGGGATATTGTCACCCTGCTTTCGTGCCTGATCCATTTTAGCGATTGTATCCCGTTCCTGCTTGTCAATGTCGGCAAGTTGTTCATCATATTCCAGTCTAGCCAAAGCCTTTCGTTTAGCTATCCCTTCCACCATGATTTGCAGACGGAGTTTTTCAGTAGTCTGCTGTGCTTTTACGCGAGCATCGGCAAGCTGAGAGGCGTAGTCGGTTTTCTCTTCTTTCTGCTTTTTGGAGCTACCAGAGAAATCAGTGGTGTAAGCCGATGTGTCTATCTGTTTGACTATACCCTCTACTGTTTTGTTGTTCTTTGCAATTTCTTCAGAAGATTTTCTGATATTCTCCATGCGACGTTCGTATTCCTCGATAATCTTTTCCGCGTTACTATCACCTGAAAGAGTTCGGTTTGTCATGAAACTGCTTTGATTTACCGTCAACGCATTTTGCCTCATTCCTTCTCTTTGTTTCAGTGCAGCTTCGTATGCGGAACGCATCTGATTAACCCATTGCGAATCCGCATTAATACCACGTTGTAACTGAAAGTTTCTCTTTGAATAATCAGCTACAATATCTTCCGCTGCCTGCGCCTGACCTTTACGTATAATTGCCTTTGTCAGTTCATCGTACGCAGATGCGGCATTCCCCGCTAAAATGGCTTCATTGCTTAGTTTACCGAAATAATCCGGATACATTTTTTGAAGCTCATCTACAGCCTTATTCCTTTCTCTCATGGATTTTGATGTATCCTGGCTGGCTGTATAAAGAATTCTAAGTTTTGCAGACTCTTCAGACGCAGCTTCTCCACCTTTTCTTCTGGAAGTGTTCAATGATTCCTGTAGCTGTTGAGTTTCTGATAGTTCTTTTTTTACTTTACCAAGGTTTTTAACCCAATTACCAATTTCTTTTCCATATACAATACCCAATGAAATTAGAGCGATTAAGGCTGTCTGAGGAGAAAGCAATGCTTTTCCTAGCTGTTTCCATACCGGCACACCTTTTTTTCCGGATGCGGCCAGAAGTTCGTTCTGCTTGCGCACATCGGCAATGGCATCTGCCAGCATAGGAAGGTTGTTTGAAATTGCCAGGATAAACATCTGCGGACCCATGGCAAGCGAAGGCAGTTCTCTTGCTACCTGGCTGAACTGCATCTTCAGGTTGTTTGTCTTACGGGTAACAGCTTCTGTGTCGATGTCGATGGAAGGTGTTTTTGCAACCTCCTCTTTGGTTTTCTTCAAGTCTTTCAGTCCGGCCTTCAATCCATTAATCTGGCCCGTCAAAGCCTGCACGTTTGCAGCCTCCTGAGTGTAGTTTTTTCCGGCCTGCTTGTTCGCTTCAAGCTGTTTAATCTGCTCGGCACGTACCAGTTTCAATGCGTCAATCAGTTTCAGAGTCTGATTTTCCACATCATCCACATTCTTGCCAACGCTCTGTAATCCGGCCTTGGTCAAGTCTTTCATGAATATTTCCAGTTCAACGGGTACTGCCATGATTCCAATTTATAATGATGAATAATCAGTCCTTTACCGCATAATTGGTAAAGAACTCCATCGGGTTCATTCCCTTTGTCTGATTGGTGTTTTCTGTTGTTTGTGTGCGACTGTTTCTTTGTTTTTCACGTTCCTCCATTTCACGGATCTGCTGATTCAAGTCCGGTTTCTTCGGAGGAACCCAGTGAGGCATGTCTGCCATCATGAGCTGAAGTGTAACTACATTTACCTTATCCAGAATGTAGTCAATACTCCATCCTGTTTCCGTGGCAATCTGACCTACTACGCCGAAAAGGCTATGCGAAGGTTCCGTATGTCCCTTCTTTAACTCCTCTTGTCGTTTGCGCTCTCGTTCCGGCTCGCTAAGGGCTGCATCTTGTTCAGAGCTGCTGCCGATGCGATAATAATCCCGAAAGACGTGGTAGATGTACTGTTCAGCACCTGTCGCCAGGCGGCTGCAAGTTCGTCGGGTGTCATCAGTTCCCGTAGCATCCATGCCACCATGCGGTTCAGTACTCTTCCCAGTACAGGCCCTCTCACAATTCCGTATGCCACAATACGGCTGATGTCCTTTCCATGCAGGAAGACAAACCGGATACGCTGGTCCTGGTCGTATGCATCATATTCTTCCGGAGTCACCCCGATTCGGAGATAACGCTTGCTTATTCGTATCAGACTACGTGTGGTAGGTGTCTTCATCGTAATGCGGAATGGACGTTTCCGAAGTACCGTATGAAGCGGCAGGCTGATTCCCCCGTCACTGAGAGAGATGCCTGCCAGCAGTTCAATATCTTGTGCCTTCATTACTCTTCTGTATCAGCGGTTGCGTCAGATGTGTCAGGAACCACACCCGGTGGATAGATTCTCCAGCGTCTTTCTTTTCCGTCGGCTGGTTTCAGCATATCTACCCTGATTCCAAACGCGAATACATTCTGCATGTTCAGACCGTTCTGCCATCCGTTACGGCTCAGTCGGGCGTTGAATACACGGAAGCTGTGTCCGGAATGCGTCTTGATGGTCAGCACGCCTGTTGCCACGAAGTTGGCAGGAGGAGTATATGAGCCGTCATCTTCTGCTGTTCCTCCAAAGATGTCTACCAGGTTCTGCGCTTTGAGCTGAATCAGATTCATGGTGAAGGCATCCGATCCTGGGTTCTGCAAGATAGAATCTACCGGTCCGTCGGTAACCTGAGCGGCGAATACATCCATAAATGAAGGTGCGTTTCCCGCAGGCTGCATCCCGTTTTCATCCAGCCAACCGATTGTTTTATCCGTTCCTTCGGTAGCTTTGAACTTCACCTCGGCGGTTCCATAGATAATTCCGTTGCTTGTATCTGCCATAATATTTATAGAGTTTGATTTTTGTTTAAATACTTTTTAATCAGTTCCCAAATAAGAAAAAGTAACAGCACCGCAATAATTGTTCCTACAATCCACTGTTGTAAGCCGGGCCGTCTTTCTTTCACCTCATTGCTGGTAGTTTCATCCCGTATCCGGTGCTCCGTTTCAGTATGCTTGACGGTAACCTGTCTTCCTATGCTGTCGGCTGTTGCCGTGACGTTCACGCCACCTTCTCCGTCCGATTGTATGTCAATATTCAGACCGTCGTTTCGATAGCTCAGCCCAAATCCGGCAGGAAGTTTACTCAGGTTCAGCCACTGCTCCGCACTCACCGAGCAGGTCGCCGTCCTCTTCGGGACCGGCCCGTAAGTTGTTTGCTCGGTTACGCTCGTTCGGAGGCTGTCCGAGCGGACGGTTTCCGAGCTGGCCTTTCTGCTGCTGGCGCATCCAGATGATAGCAGGACAGCGGTCAGCATACCTGCAAGTATGTAGTTTGCGTAAAGCCGTTTCATGATTGATATTCCGTTCGTTTTGTTTTCGTAGTTGTTTACTTAGTTCCAATACCGTTGCACTGAGGTCGTCATATAAAGCCTTGTAAGTGCCCTCGGTTTCTTTCACTGCACGGACCTGGTACACTTTCCTGTCACGCCACCAGGCAATGGCAGTTACCAGCCAGCCGGCAGGAGCCAGCCATTCCATCAGTGTTTGTAACAGGGTCCAATCCATAATGCTCTACTCTTTTTTAAACAGTGCTCCGATAGCCTTAATCACATCATAGAATCCGCATCCGCTGAGTCCGGCCGCCAGTCCGTAAATCAGCACCTGCCACCAGATATAGCCTGTAAGTAACGGAGTGAGTTGCAACAGCCAGACAATAATACATACTACCATGCCCACACCGCATGAAATCAAAATTTTGGCCAGCTTGCTTGCGGAAATAACCGGAACAACTTTCAGAATCTGTGTCACCAAGGTAGAAACCAGGGCTACGATTCCCGTAAAGCTTCCCAGGTCGATAAGGAACGATGTTTCAGGTTCTGCAGCCGGAAGTACGGTCTGCGCAAATGAAGCCAGTGTTGTAATCAAACACAGGCAGAAAAATAAGATAATCCGTTTCATTTTGTTGTGCTTTATTGGCGTAGCATTTGGCGTACTACGCCATGGTTATAGTTTCAATATTTGTTTTCTGTTTTTTCCGTCACGCTTGTAAGATACATGCACCCAGGAATAATTCTTTTCATCAATCAGCTGGTCGAAAGGCAGATTCTCACGGATGTACTCAAAGAGTTTCCGGTTCTCTTCCCTGCTTCCTGCCGTAATGTCGGCAGCCTCCCCTTTCAGATGCTGGCTGCTTGCCTTACCTCCTACCAGCCGGTTCAGTTGCGGACAACGGTACCCGGAGTTGACGGATATCGGTTTCCCGTACCATTCGCGGAGCGGGTCAAGCACGTTGTCGGCCAGGGCTTTCAGATTACCCGCCTCCTGAAGAGGCGGTGTATTCTTGATTCCATGAGCGTCGGCGGTGGTGCTGTCACAAAGTTCACCCATTGTAAAGTGTTTCATCCTTCAGTCCTCCTTATGCTTCAAGTTCCTCACCGGCTGCAGGGTCTTCCTGCAACTTTTCTTCCAGTCCGTTTACACCTTTTGCTCCTCCTTCAGACAGGACCATGGCCATTTTGGCGGCTTCAGCTTCACGGCGTACGGTAGCCCAGTTCTTGTCTGCTTCCACTTCCTGATCGGAAGTCTGTTCGGTCGTTCCGTCATAACTGTAGATGGCACCGAGAGCTTCCATTTTCTTCGGCAGTACGATGTAGTAGTGACGGAAGTTCACTTCGTTCTGCTGGTAGTCCGGGTTGGTCTGTGCGTCGCGGTAATACATCTTGGTGCTACCCTGTGCACGGAACACACGCTTGGTGTAGAAGCAGAAGGATGCCTGATGGTCAGTGCCCGAAGGCGAGTTCTTGAATGGAACCTTGGTTCCTTCCTTGGTAAAGTACGGACAGTTCTCAAATTCATATACTTCGAAGCCGTACATGTTGGCAATCTTTCCGGTTGTGTAGTTGTAATACTGGTCGCGGAACTTCTGGTCGTCTTCCAGCAGGTCGTTCACATGATCCGAGCAGAGTACCAGACGACGGCCTGCTGCCGGAATCTGCAAGTCATCCAGCTTGCGTTTCAGCGCGATAATATCCTTTCGGGTACATTTCTTTCGTCCGTTGTCATCTTCACCGGAAGTAGGCACAACCGGAGTCTTGGCCGTATTGCTGTTCGGAGCCAGCGCGTGAGCTGCTTTCTTGAATTTGGCGATAGTGATGGCATCACCATGACGCTCGATCACACTGCCCATCTTATCGTATGAGATGGCAAAAAGCTGGTCGTCCGATACGGCAGTTTTCTTGGTCTGGAACTTGTCAAGGCCCAGTGCAATATCCCCGTCCTCCAGTTCTTGTGCGGCGATGGGATACGTCGTGTTGTTAATCAATACGTCCGGATCTCCGCCCACATCTACCAGATGCACCACTTCGTTGTTCACCGCAGCCGAATAATCCGATACTCCGTCCAGCCAGGAGGCGGTCATTCCTCCGCGGAGTTGCTTCACCAGCTCGCCCGTCCACACTTCGGTATAGACACCTTCCAGGGCTGAACCTTTCGGAAGGAACTTGCCCAGTGCCATAGGAAGTACAATACCCACAATCAGTCCCCAGAATCCTGCATTCGGTACTCCAAGCAGAAAGAGGATAATGATACTCATCAGCACATTCACCAGTGTGCCGGTTACGAATTTTACGATTTCTTTTCTCATGTTCGTGTTTTAATTTGTGTTCAACAATCAGTTAAGTTCCGGACAGTCCACACCGTATTCTGCCTTGTACAGCTTGCGGTACTGCTGCGGATCGTTCTTTCGCATCAGCTTCAGTTCCTCTGCCGGAACTTCGCTCAGTTTCTTCCAGTCGCCTGCCGCCTGTGAGGTGGTGCGGTTCAGCATCATCGACGGCTTTACCGTGCCGTGCATGGCTTCAAAGGTCAGTTTCAGGCTTTCCTGACCAAGTTTCTTTCCCAATTCGATAAAGTGGGCTTTCTTCCCGGCTTCAATCTTTCCGGAAGTTACGGCTTCCTCTACCAGCGAAGTGATACCTGCCAGTCGTAAGGTGTCAAGCTCCTTCTCCAGTTTTTCCTTCTCGGTACGCAGTGTAGTATTGGCTGTCTGGTAACCGAGCAACACATTAATCTGTTTCTGCACTTCCTGCAGTGTGGCGGTGTCCGCCAGCCCCAGCATCAGGGCGATGGTTTTCAGTTGTTCGTTCATTGTCTGTAATGTTTGGTTTTCATTAAAGCTTTCCTTCAACAGCGGCAGGTCGCATCCGCCTCCTGCATCCAGCCTGATTTCCCGCCCCTCGTATGAGAGCCGGATGTTGTCGTCGTTTCCGCCGATGTCCACCATGCTGTATTCCATCAGCTTGCAGCGGGTTACGGTAGGACGGGTCTGTCCGGGTTTCAGCAAGGCAGCGTCTTCGCTTGTTTCCAGTATCTCGAAGTTGGGCGAACCCATACGTAGCGTACCCTTTTCCCATTGCTGCTTTGCCAGACGCGATTCTTCGCGTACCTCATCAAACCAGGGTTCGCCGGTCACTTCTCCATCCGCTACGCGTATATCCTTTATCATTCCTATTACCACGCCCCGCTGGTGCATCCAGAGCAGTACGGGATTCCGGTTAAACTGCGTCAGGTCGATGCCTTCGGTACGGATCCACGTGCCGTAGCAGTTTAGCGTTTCGTTCGATATTCTGATTCGTTTTGCCATTTTTCCGTTCGTTTGACGCAAACTTACTCTGCCTTTCCCGTCCGGGCAAAAAAGTGTGTAACGGTTACAAGGAAGTGTGTAAATGATGCACTGTTCTCTGTAACGGTTGCACCCCTTTTTCGTGGATGCACGAAAATGGATGAACTTTGTCGTAAACGAATATTAAATACAAGGTAAAACATGGCTAAAAACGACACAAAACAGGAGCTGGCACGGGTGCTCTACATGAGCGGACTTTCACAGGAAGAGATTCTTCAGAAAGTGGAAGTGAGCCGTCAGACGCTCAGCCGCTGGATAAACACCCTGGGATGGAAAGAGATGAAGGCGGCACGAAGCATCACCCGTCCGGAACTGGTGAATAAATTGCTGTCTTCCATCAATTCCCTGCTCGACAAAGCGAACGAGCCGGGAAACGAGGATATGCTGGCCAGCCTGGGCGACAAGCTTATCAAGACAGCCACCGCCATCGAAAAGCTCGAGAAGAAGGCCAGTGTGGTAGACCGTATCGACACAATGATTGACTTTGAGAACTGGCTGGCTTCACACCGGAATGAATATCCTCAGCTTACCAACGAACTGTTCCAGCTCGTGAACCAGCTGCACAACGATTACCTGAATGAACTCTTCGCCCAGAAAGGAGGCTGATCATGACGGAACAGGAAAAGAAAGAAGCCCTGAAACGATGGCAGGAGCACTGCAAACGGGTAGAACGGATGACCTCACAGGAACGGGTAGAGACAGAAGCGGAACGCAAGCGGAACATCGCCCGTGCCCTGAAGGACTACGACTGTTTCTGCCAGCGGTACCTGTCACATTATTGCCAGTGTCCGAATGCCAGGTTCCACAACGAGGCGGCACGCTACATCGCCTCTCATCCCGAGCTGCGTCTGGTCTGTAAGTGGCCGCGCGGTCATGCCAAGTCGGTACACCTGGACATCGGCATCCCGCTTTGGCTGAAGTTCCGTAGCGAGCTGCACGTTATGGTGCTGGTGGGCAAGAGTGAAGACAGCGCCGATGGTCTGCTGGGAGATTTGCAGGCAGAGCTGCAATACAACCAGTATATCATCCGTGACTTTGGCGAACAGTACAACAGCGGAATGTGGCAGGAAGGCGAATTTGTCACACGTGACCAGTGCGCCTTTTTCTCCCGAGGCCGTGGCCAGTCGCCACGTGGTCTGCGTTTCCGGGAGATGCGTCCGGACTACATCGTGGTGGACGACCTGGACGACGATGAGATGTGCCGGAGCGAAGCCCGTGTACGGGAAATGACCAACTGGATAAAGGAAGCCCTGTTCGGCTGCTTCGGCGGCAAGGACGGACGTTTCATCATGGTGGGTAACCTGATTTCCAAAAACTCCGTATTGCAGAAAATCATCGACACGCCGACCGTAAAGACCATTGAGGTGAACGCCATCGATCGCAACGGGAATCCTGCCTGGCCGGAGTTCTACACCATCGAGAAACTGCGCGACCGCGAACAGTTCATGGGCTACCGCTCGTTTCAGAAGGAATACATGAATAATCCTATCACCGAGGGAGCCGTGTTTCAGGAACGGTGGATACGCTGGCGACCGATGCTGAAACTGAAATACTACGAGCAGATAGTGCTCTACATCGACCCTTCGTGGAAATCCTCCGGAAAGAACGACTACAAGGCTGCCGCCATGATAGGCCGTCCCAAGCGTGGATTGAAAACCGCCTCCCACCGGGAACTGCATCTGCTGCGTGCCTTCTGCCGCCAGTGCAGCGTGGGCGAAATGGTGCGCTGGCTTTACGATGTCTACGAGTCACTGCCTGAGGATGCGGCGGTCAGTATCTACATGGAAGCCAACTTCATGCAGGACACCATCCTCGACGAGTTCCAGCGTGAAGGCGACGCACGGGGCTACCAGCTTCCCATCATGCCCGACAAGCGGAAGAAACCCGACAAGTTCGCCCGTGTGGAGGCTATTAGCCCACTATGGGAACGTGGCTACTTCTTTTATAACGAAAAACTGAAAGAAGACCCCGACATGCGGGCCGGAATCGACCAGACGCTGGCTTTCGAACAGGGCAGCCGTGCACACGATGACTTCCCCGATGCCAGTGAGGGGGCGATTTATAAACTACAGAAACAAACCCGTGAGGCTTCGTTCACACCCCGGCTTGGCGTGCGGCGTCCTCCTAAGAATGCCTGGTAACCAACGACAGCTTTTAACTATTAACTTTTAACTATTAACTGACCACATGTTTATCACCGAACAAGACTACATACAGGTCAGCGCCGACGCGCTGAGAATCATTCAGCAGGCTACGGACGACAACCGTCTGCTGGCCGAACGCCGTGCCATGGACCGGATAGCAAGCTATCTGGACGGACGCTATGACATGCAGGCGGCTTTCACCGCCGAAGGCGAAGCAAGGAACCTCGACCTCGTGGGACTGGTGGCCGACCTGGCACTCTATTTCATGGTGCTCAGCCTGCCGCAAAAGATGGGGTATGAAATCCGGAAGGAACAGTTTGAAAACGCCGTCGCCTATCTGGAGAAGGTACAGGCGGGAAAGGCGGTCATGAACCTGCCCGAACTGCAACCCACGGGCGAGGAAGGAGAACAGACCGGAGCCGGCATACGCTACGGTTCCGACAAACGTAACAATTATATCTGGTAACTACTATGGCAAAGAAACCGAAAATAGAATATCTCAACCGGATGAATGCCGCCGAAAGACGGCGCATCAAGGAAATGAGCGTCAAGCTCCAGCTGCTCACTGAAGCATTGACACGGCGTGACCTGGCCGACTGGCGGCGTGCATGGCAGATGGCTATCAACGTGGACAACCCGAACCGTACACGTCTGCTGAACCTCTATACCGATGTGGATGCCGACCTGCACCTGACCGGATGCGTGCAACAGCGCATGGGATTCGTGCTGAACAAGAGTTTCAAGCTCTGCGACGTGAAGGGTGTGGAGAATCCGGAACTGACGGAACTGCTGGAAGCTCCCTGGTTCAAGGAATTTCTGCGACTGGCATTGGAAAGCAATTACTACGGCCATTCACTCATTGAACTGGGCGACGTGGTGGAAGTGGACGGACGGATGGCCTACAACCGGGTCAGCCTGATTCCCCGTACCCACGTGATTCCCGAATACGGAGTCATCATCACCCACGAAAACGACACCTGGCAGGTGGGCTACGACTACCGGAACAGCGAGATGAAAGACTGGTGCATCGAAGCCGGAGGCACACATAATCTGGGCCTGTATCTGAAATGCGCCCAGCAGACCATTCCGAAAAAGAACATGTGCTCGTTCTGGGATATGTTCGGAGAAATATTCGGTATGCCGCTGAGAGTGGCGACTACCACCAGCCGCGACCCGAAGGAATACGACCGTATTGAACGGATGCTGCGTGACATGGGAGCAGCCGCTTACGGCTTGTTCCCCGAAGGAACTACCGTCGACCTGAAGGAAAGCACCCGTGCCGATGCGTTCAATGTGTACGACAAACGTATCGACCGCTGTAACTCGGAAATATCGAAAGGAATCCTTACAGTAACCATGACTATGGAAGACGGTGCCAGCCTTTCGCAGAGCGAGGTGCACCGCAAGATGCTGGAAAACCTGATTCAGAAGGATGCCGACCTCATCCGTGACCTGGTGAACTGGCAGCTCATCCCCCGCATGATCCGTCACGGATTCCCGCTGAAGGGATTCCGCTTCGCATGGGATGAATCGGTGGACTATACCCCCGAACAGCAGGTGGCCTACGAGCGTCTGCTGCTGGAGCATTACGAAGTAGAGCCGAAATACTTTATCGACAAATACAACATCCCGCTGAAGCGGAAGAAAGACACTTCCTCCATAGCGGTTCCGGATGTGAAGAAAACGGCACAACAAAAATCAGGAAAGGAAGAGCAGAAGCTGGCATTACCGGAAGGAGAACACCCTTTTTTCGACTAAGCCCCGATGATTACAAGGGGCTGCATCAGCGGTACGCCGAAATTGTAGATTTTGAGAAAGAGTCAATCTCTCTATCAGTGGATTTAAATGACATAAGAAAAAAAGCAATAACCTGGGCATCAGTCATTACAGACCCCCAGACAAGGGATGTTTGTGAAGAAGCCGCCATGATACTTCTTCAGAACGGATTCGATTTGCCGGAAATAAAAGAGCGAAATCTTAAAGGCAGGAAAAAAGGGACTGGAAATTTGGGGGAATATCATCCGGACAGTAAGATTATCTACATCAACAATCATCCTATAATTAAAGAAATGGGTGGTTTAAGAAAGATTATGCAAAACGAAGTAGTTAAAGGGAGAGCTGTTCAAGATAATGTCGTATTGCATGAGCTAGCTCACTATATCGACCAAATTATCAATCCAGGTTTTGACAGTCCACAACATAGTTATCGGGTTTTCCTGAATAGAGAATATGTCAAAGAACAATTATCAGAATACGCTTATACTAACAGATCTGAATTCGAAGCTGAATTGATATCCGGTATATTAAGAGGAAAAGTATATCCTAAAGAAATATTGGATTATGCTGATATATCTAAATTAGATAATGAAAAAGCAAAACATATACTGGCTTTAGGTAATGGAACAATACCTAATGACTCCGGACTTCCCCGTGAGTTTGACAAGATGACTGAAACCGTTTATAAGAATCCGGAGAAAGATGCTGCGGTACTGCTTACTGACAGCGATGTAAGAAAGTTTATCGAGCGTCAGAAGCTTATATTCGACAATGCGGTAGATACCGCCCTGAAGGAAGTACCTCTGGATGACATATCGGTGCAACGCCTGAAGGAATCGAACTACGTGTTCAGCGGCATCAAGACCTTCCATGAACTGAACGAGGCTTTCCCCTCCCTGCTGGATGAGGAAGGAAACCGCAAGCCGTTTAATCAGTTCTTAAATGATGTTCAAAAGGTATATGATGCCTACAACGTGCAGTATCTGCGAACAGAATACAACTTCGCCCAGGCATCCGCACTGATGGCGGCACGATGGAAGAAATTCGAGCAGGACGGCGACCGATATAACCTCCAGTACCGGACCATGTACGACAAACGTGTACGACGTACCCACCGGATGCTGCATAACATCACCCTGCCGATAACCAGCCCGTTTTGGGACAAATATTTCCCGCCAAATGGTTGGAACTGCCGCTGTACGGTGGTACAGGTGCGCAAAGACAAATACCCCGTGAGCAACGAGCAGGAAGCTATGAATCTGGGCAGTCAGGCTACCGCCGGAAAGTATCAGGAAATGTTTATGTTCAACCCCGGCAAGCGGATGACAACCTTCCCGGCATACAACGGCTACACACTGCGCAAATGCAACCGGTGCGAAGTACGCCCTGACAAGATGAAGCTGGCTGCCGACATTCCGGACAATGAGGTATGCCGGGTGTGCAGGCTGCTTCAGGAAATGCGTGCCGGAAAAGAAAGGTTACAGGAACAGCGTAAAGCAGCCCGACAATGGGCTAAAGAGAAACTGGTCGGTAAAACCGTACTGGTTCAGGGAATACAGAATCCGGTGGAATTCACCTCAAACGGTATCAAGGAAGCATTGAACCAGCCTCACAAATTTGTAAGGGCAAAGAATGAAGCAGTCTATAATCTGATTAACCTGCTGAAAGATGCCGAACACGTTTTGGAACGTCCGGATGAAAAAGGGAATCCCATGGTGATGAAATATCATTACCTTCGCATCCGCATAGCCGATGAGGATTCATTTGCCGTAATCCGGGAACTGGTGGACGGAAGATGCCAGTTTTATTCCATCGTGGAGAAGCTGAAAAAAAGAAAAGAGAGCGACTGAAGCCTTTAGTGAAGGATCTGCAATCCAACCCAGTACTTCGCGTCACTCTCTCTTCTGCAAAGATACGATTAATTCATAAAAAAACAATGCATAATGGCTGAAAAATCAAACCAGGTAACCCGTGACATCCAGCGCCGCATCAACCTGCTGGTAAGGGAGACACTGAAAGACATACGTACAGAAGCTTTGGAGGAGTTCGACCGGAACTTTGAGCGCGAAGCCTTCTTCAATGAGAAGTGGGCACGCCGCAAATACAACGATGATGAGAGCCGGGGACTGCTTGTAAAGACCGGGAATCTACGCCGGAGTATCACGGGGCGCATCACTGACCGTGACAGCGTGGTGATAGAAACCACCGAACCGTATGCGCAGATACACAACGAAGGAGGAACCATCACCGTAACACGGAAGATGAAGAAATATTTCTGGTGGAAGTATATCACCATTACGGGCAGCAAACGGATGAAAGCCGGAATACCAATTACTTATTCCGAACGTTTCAGCCGGAAAAAGGACGGAACCCTCCGGAATACGAAACGGAACCGTGCCCTTACCGAGGAAGCCGAATTTTACCGGAGAATGGCAATGAAAAAGGCCGGAAGCAAAATTACCATCCCCAAACGCCAGTTCATCGGCAACCATCCGGAACTGGAGAATCTGTTGAAGGAAATTTTTTATAATAACGCTAAAAACTTTGACGCATTATGAGACGTATGCTTTATCTCGGCTTGACCGAAGCTCTGAAAGAATTGAGAGACGAAAACGGACAGCCGCTTATCCGGCACATTGACCTGTGGAACGAGCAAGTCGAATTCATCGAACAGGAAGAGCCGTTTGACACCCCGGCAGTGTTCATCGAATTCCGACCCGTGCAGTGGCGCACGTTAAGCGGAACCGTCCAGCAGGCAGACGTTCCGTTCCGGCTGCATGTGGTCACCAAATGGAAAGGAAGCGCAAGGGACGGAAGCATGTTTCAGGAGGAATCGCTGGCACGCTTTGATTTGCTGGATAAGATTGACGCGCACCTGTTCAATTTCTTCCCCTCTGTCCGGAATGAATCTGTCTGCATGACCCGCCGCACGGGAAGCAGCACCAACCATAACCACGAGGAACTGGTGGAAGACATCAGCGATTTCACCTGCCAGGCCACACAGACCTTTTAACCGAAAAGCGTCAGCTGCCGCTCTGCCTGGGCGATGCGTTCCGTCACACGCGGATCGGCACTGGCGTTGATGATATTGTAGAAAGTCTTTTCGCAGATGCGGTATTTCGGCCAGATATAGCGGCGCAGGATTTCCCGGTTCGACAGTCCGCTCCGTGCATGCTCATCGTAAATCCGCACAATATCCTGCACGCGGAAGGCATAGCTCATTCCCACTATTTTCTGACGACTTTTCCTGACCATATTACCCTGATGACTTTCCGCAAAAATACGAAAAAACGCACACAAATCAGCATATTCATGCATCTTTTCACACTGTGTTACGACTTTCTCAACGCATCCTCATTTTCCTGCCGTAGTTTTGCACTGTCATGACAAGCAAACCAGATTATCAACCCTTTAAAACAAAACTATTATGGCAATCAATTACAGCGTTGCAAAGATGCTCAATCCGCAGGACAGAGAAAGCGGAGAGTACAAGTATTATGCCAAGGCACAGGCTTCCGGCTCAGTAGGTATCAACGAACTGTCGGAAGAGATAGCGTATGCCACCACACTGACCGACGGTGACGTGCTGAACGTAATCCGTGCACTGGTGAAGCGTATTAACCTGCACATCGCAGCCGGACAAATCGTGAAGCTTGAAAACCTGGGAAGCTTTCAGGCTCAGCTTCGCAGCACAGGAACCGCCACGGAAGACACCTTCAGCCCGTCGATGATTAAAAAGGTGACTCTCCAGTTCCGACCGGGCATCGGGCTGAAAGGCCAGCTTAACATCGCAAATCTGAGCTTCCACAAGGTCAAGAGTTTGCAGGAAGATAAAGAAGAACCACTTCCTTAACTACTACGTAGTAAACCCATCATTACTACTTAGTAACTGATTAATTACCCCGTAGTAACAATGCGTTTACTACGGGGTAATTTATTCCTAATTATTTTTATTATCTTTACATGGAAAAACATAACATTATGCACGCTATTTATCTTACTGACCTTGCACTACGATATTTTCCCCGCTCTTCTGCACGCAGTGCCGTTACACAGCTTCGCCGCTGGATTGCTCTCAACAAAGATTTACAAAAAAGGCTGGACGAACTTCACTACAAGAAAGGACAGCGCACGCTTACGCCGCTTCAGCATGAGGCAATATGTCATTACCTAGGCGAACCCTGATTCATAAATAATTAAAAATGAAAATCCCCGGCATCCGGTTTGGCGGTGTCGGGGATTTTTTTCACTTGATTAATCTTTTGTAGATTTCTTCGTCTGCGCTTTTGATTGTTCTCACGCTATCACCATAACAGTATATAGGTTCTTTATCAAGAATTTTCCCATTCTGAATCCATGCGCGATATACATGGGGAAACTTTGTGCTTTTCTTTGCTCTTGAAAGTGTTCTATATGTATGATTTGTCTTTTCTTCGTAAAAGCACTTGATGATGTAGTTCAAATCTTTTTCGTTCATATTATTCTATTAATTTAAAGTTACCGGAAGTAAGTATTTTTTCTACATTATTACTACTAAGAAGATTAGACAAAAACAATGCCGCATTTTTCAATTGTTGTTCTATAGAATTAAGATTCTTGATTATTTCTTCTGTATAGGGTAATACACATTCATCTTCTCCCAAATGATATTTATAATTACTTGCAATATAATCGCCAACTCTTCTATTATCATTATTAGGAGAATCTCTTCCGCATTTAATTGTATGATAATAAGTCACACTATCATTTACCTTTTCTTCGATAAGTATCTTATATCCAAACTTAATAAGATTGTATCCGTCTGTAAACATGTCATTAATACAGAATTTACCTCCATATTTACTGAATTGCGGCAAAAGAAAACCACTTTCATCTTTAACAAAGTTCCCACTTGCTCCAAATTCAACTCTTATAACAAGCCTTCTTTGTATTACTGCATTTCTATATTCATCTATTGCTTTATAAACCTTATGTTCTAATTCTTTTAATGAATCAAAATAGTAACGATTTATATCATCCAAAGGTTTTACTATTGAAATAAGTGAAGCAGGTGCTTCAAATGTAAACTTCCCATTAGTGTTACACTTTACAACTATTTCGTAAATAGTTTCTCCTAGTTTTATCTTTATTGTCTTAATCTTTGCCATATTAATCACTTGTTACTGTGTATGTACCTTCTTCGCATGATTCGATTCTAATGTCTATCTCACTCTTCACATCTTCCAAAACATCCATCGCTCCTTCATTGGTGAAGTCTGAAAGAACCTGGTCGATAAAATCCATTATTTGTTCTTTTTCGCTCATATTATTCAAAAACCATTTGTTTACCGTAAATCTTCGCCACTTCGTATTCTGCCTGACATCCTTTGCTGTCTTGCCATCCACGGCAGAAATAGACTGCATCGCATTCCAAGAGAGCCTGAATGTCTCGCCCCATGTGTTCCGCATAAGATGCGTTGGAATCTGGTGATACGTCGAACGGAGTTACTGCATCAAATCCCTTTTGTCCTAATTCTTTTTGCCTTACTTCCGCACGTAATTTTGCTAAGTCTTCATGTCCTGTAATTGGGAGAGATATGTATATTTTCTTTTTCATAAATCAATAATCTCAATTTTCAGACTTGTTTTTAAATCACACATCATGTCGATTGTGTCGTTGTTTTCCACATCGAAGCAGATGCCCAGGTATTCCGGGTTCTGCTTCGAACGCTGCACCTTCAAGTCGCATGGGCGGCTGTGCTTGATCCATACAAACATAAACTGATTGATTGCGCTGTAATGGACTTTGGCTGCCACCCTGCGAGGCTTGAACAGATTAAGGTTCTGGTTCTGCATAAGGTTCAATCTGCTTGATTACTGTTCCGCTCAGCCAAATGCGTCCGCTGCCCTGGCATTGCGGACACACTTTATGTTCGGGGTACTGATGCTGAAAATCTTTTTCTGCATACACGGTCACTGTGCCGGTTCCTCCGCACTGGCGGCAAAGGCATACACGGCGATGGATATAAGTCTTTTCCGATTTCATAACATTCTTCATTCTTAATTCTTCATTATTCATCATCTTCTGTCTGCATCATTAAATTCAGGTTTCACATCGGGGTCTGCTTCGTATGGATACACGTCCATGATGACGGTTTCGGCTACGGAAGCTATCACGTAATCGGCCAAAGTGTCTTTCATTCCTTCGTCCAGCTTCTTGATGGCGTCGCGAAGGTCGGAAGCTTGTACCAATACGTTGCTGGCAGTACGCTTTTCTGCTCCACTCTTTTCATCCAGTGTAATAAACCAGAGTTTACATTTGAACCAGCGGTCGGCAGACTCTTCTTCACTTGTGAACAATTCATTGTAATTAGCTTTTGCAACTCCAGACACCTCGAACTCACCACTGATAAAAGGTGTCATCTCTTCGATGATACGGCTTTCGGCTTCGGTAAAACTGAGAGCGTCTACCAGATAGGGTTCTGTTACTTTCTTGTTCATTCCGTTTTCCATTGTCTTTTCGTAACGGATTTTGCATGTAAACCAGTTGTGCATCATAATTCTTCTGTTTTTGTTGAGTTCTTAAATATTACGTTAGTGTGGTCTTCTCTGTCTTCGTCCATGCAAGATTCAATTCCTCCAAAATAGCAGTGATGTCCTTCTCCAAAGAAGAAACATCCTACACATGGACGTTCTATGTCTTCTACTTCAGAAACTTCGAGGGTATTACCTTCAAATTCAAACGTTTCTCCTAATTTGTGCTCCATGATTCTTTTATTTTTCTGATTAATTCATTCCATCCTTTCCGCGCCATGCGTGGTTCCATCCAGCACAGCCAGCCAAGTATATCGAGCATTCTTCCTGCAAGTTTCAGAATGAATTCCATTATAATCAGCGGCCCGATGATGATGGAAAATGCGGTGAACAGAATGATTTTTGTGCGATTGTTCATTATTCCAGGTAATAGGTGATTACTTTTTTGCTGTTTCGTTCGACTACAATTCCAAAACCGTTCTCTCCTTTGACGGTATAGATGAATATGTTCGTATCTTCCATAATAAGTTTATCATTTCCCAGTGCAACAATTTTTTCGAATATTATCCGTTTGAGCCGGTCGTAATCGTCTGGTTCTACATCGTCTACAGGTATTTCATATATCTTTTTAAGATATTCGTGAAGCTTGATCATCCAGCGCGGCCACTTGTCGCGCCGGATGGGTGAATTAAAGGTTAGTTCTGCCATGGCTATTCCAATTTAATGATTTCGCATTTCTCCAAAAAAGGAGTCAATTTCTGGAAATTGTAAGCTTCTATAAAACCACTGAATTTTCTTGCGTTTTTAATATCTTTCACAAAGCATAATTCATACGAAAAATCAGATGACAGTTTTGGGTATCCTTTTTTCAAGTAGTCTCCAGCTCCAGTTTTAATCACATATATTCCTTTCCCATACTCTTTTATCCTATCATTTATATCTTTTCCTGTCCAACAGGATATGCAATGAGGTCCGGATGGTGCGTTGTAATATCCTGAATCCGGATTAATCTCTTTTCCACATTTACAACAAAATAACTTATTCATCTCCCTTTTCCTCCTCAATCCAGAATGTGATTATAGGTGTATCGTAGAGCGTGTATACCGTAATGCGGTTATCTGTGCGTTCTATCTTATGGGTTACACCAAGAATATTTTTCGAATTTCGAACTATGTATACAAAATTGTTCAAGTATCTTTCGATGATGTCCATTTCTTCCTTTGCCTCCTCTTTCGTAAGAGATTTAATAGGAAATCTATTGTGATAGTATCCAGATACTTCCAATGCATATTTTGGAATAGGTTTCTTGATAAATTTTCTTTCAATTCTGTACTGTCCCATTTTTCTTCCATCCGTTAAGTTTATAAACCATATCCTTCGCTTCCTCCGGTGAATGACACTCCGCTATGGGAGTGCCTTCACATGTAGACTGTGTGTATTCATTTCGATACACGATCCAAAGAGGACCACGGCGTTCATACGTGTATTTAGGCCGTCTGGACCGCATCGCTTTCCTTTTTTGGTTCTACATAGAAAGATTCATCCTGCACCACCTCTACGCCGATGTTGGCAAACTGTTCTGCAACTTCCGGTACGTCACGGTCGGCAAGAAGCTTGTCTTTTGCCAGTTCCTCCGTGGTGCGGATATAATCAGGAAGAAACTCTTTGCAAAGGTTCGTAACGGCTGCCCAGGTGAAGCCTTTCCGGTTTTTCAGTTTCGGGTTACCTGTGCGGAATCCTATGATACCGTGTGCCGATTCCAGACTTTTCTTTTTGCTGAACAGCGTATCCTTGTTTTCGGTGGCGTAGGTCTGCATGACATCAAAGGTGCGGTCTTTCGTTTCATTCAGCTCGGCCAGCTGGTCGGCGTACTTCTCACGGATCTTCGTCATTTCCTGGTCCATCTTTGCGGTGAGTGACTGGGCTTTTGCGTCGGCCATTGCAAACTCGGCAAATGCCTGTTCGTACTGTTCGCGGCTTACTCCGCTGATTACTGTTTTCTTGGTTCTTTTTGCCATAATTAATTCAGTTTTAAATAGTGTTTAAAAATTCTCAATTGTCAATTCTCAATTGTCAATTAGTTCGTCCTCCATTGCTGCCATGTCGTATTCCATTTTCATGGCTTCGTCTGCCTGCTGTCCGCAGAAGTTTTCCAGTTCACGGAGTATCGTTACGCGGTCGCCGAAATCGTACTGCTGCATGCGGTTCATAATGTCATTCTGAATTTGTTCGATTGTATGTTCCATAGCTTAATCTTTTTTCTTGCTGTCTTTATAATCTTTCACTACCGGGCTTCCGAGCAACTCACGTCTGCTGTAGTACACATTATATCCTTTCTGATAGCGGGTAATGAGTCCTTTGTTTGCCCATTGCTTGATGGTGGTCTTTGCGCACCCAATCATTCGGCACGCATCGGCCTGACCTATGAGTTCATCGGGGGCTTCTGATATGTCTTTACGCGGTGCCGGAGCCACATCGCCCACTCTCAGTCCTAACCTGCGTTCCACTCTATCCAGGCGAAGAAGAAGCTTTTTGTACTCCGAAAGGCTCAGTGTAATTGTTTCCTCCTGCTCTTCCTCTTCTTCGGGTTCGTCTTCCAGATCCGGACAGATGGAACTGATACCAATCTTTCCGGCAAGGAACTGGGCTGCATCGCGTGCGGCATAGAAAAGAGTTTCGTTGCGTTCGTCTTCCGGAACGTCGCGCACATACCGATTGAATACCCATGATTCACTGCGTTTCGTTTCCAGCACTTCCAACTGTATTCGGCTCACATTATCGTTGCAAGCTTTCAAGTGCTCGATGGCACGGTTTATTTCTGATTGCTTTCTCATATTGAACTTTTAACTATTAACTTTTAATTATTCACTCTTTGCGTGCCATTGCCTCAAATTGTCTTTTTACGTCCTTCAGCTCTTCCAGTGACATTTCAGTAAGGTTCTTGCGGAACTTGCTGCGTGTACGGCAGAACTGGTTTATTTTTGCTTTATTCATTTCAAAGTCTGCTTCCGTGTCGTTCGTATAGTTCTTGTTAAGGCAGGATATACGGAACGACAGGGAAAATATCTGTTTCACCAGGGCACGTGCCTGTTTGCGTAATCTGTCGGCTTCTTCACGGTTGAATCGGGTGAGCAACAACCCTGCTTCTTCCTTCGTCAGTCCGGCTGTGCTGTCGGTGCGTCCAGAAGTAAACTGACTGATAAATCCGTGGCGGTCTTCATCGGAAAAACCCATCTTATGGAATTGGGCTTGCAGTGCCTTCACCTGCTGAGGTGTAATGGGTCGGTCTTTCATTGATAATCCTTGATTTTTCATTATTCATTCTTCATTAAAAGATTATTCTTCTCCGTGATACTGACGGGCTTTCTCCGGCACAATGTCGTAATATCCTACCGGACCGATAAAGCGTCCTTTTGAAAATGCCCTGAAGCCTTCCACGTATATTTTCAGCGAGGCATCGTACATCACTCCTTTGGCTGCGCGTCCGTTGGGTAACTGGCCTTCGGCATGGCTGATAAAGATGAGCAGCTTCCGTTTGTGCTGTTCCTTGAAGTCGATGTATTGGCGGTAATTCATTCGAGTGTACTGGAAAGAATCGATTACCACGATGTCGGGGCTTTTCTGTCTCCGGAGGCGGATGCTGAGTTCTTCCATATTCTCGTTGTCAATCAGCAGGAACTTCTTGTTTACGTCCATCATTCCTGTACGCCGGATGGCATCCTGCATGGTGCGGCAGGCACCTTCCTCCATACTGTCGTATGCCACACGGCCAAAACGACACAAATACTTGCAGAGCTGGAGGGCAAAACTGGTCTTTCCGCTTCCGGAGTTTCCCCAAATGATCCATACTCCGCGCCGTTCAGGAGTACCGAAAGCATCATACCAGGGACCTTTGAAATCCATCACATCAAACTTCATGGATAAAAGTTCACGAACCCCCTTCGCATTGCGGTCGAAAGTGAACTTCTTTTTCTGTGGGGGCGGTGTGCTATCCTCTTTATTCATTGCTTCCTCCTTTCCTCATGCGAGCTTCAATAATACGTTTCTGACGGTGTATGCATCGTTTCACGCGGCGAAGGTCGTTGTCGCTTCGCTTGGCATCCTTCAGCACTTCTTCTATATCGGCACGGTCGGTCAGGTTGTTGGCCTGACAGATGGCGTAGATGTCATTCTCTTTCGTGGGAGACACATCGAAGAAACGGCGTCCGATGCGGCTGTTTATTTCCTTGTAACCTTTCTTGTTGTAACGAAGTCCGGCATCCATTCTGCGCTTGATGTAGTCCGTGCTCAGGAACACGATACCTGCATGACCTTCCAGTCGGTTGTAGATGCTGATAAAGTAGTTGAACACGCTGTCGGTAAGCTTGTCGCCTTCATCGAACACCAGCAGCGGGTTTCCCAGGAAAGAAATCATGCTGATGGCGTTTTCCAGCATATCGCGGAGGTTGGTCGTGTCAGTAGGTGCGCCTACCTGCTTGGCTATCTCACGCACAAAGTCTGAGCGTCGCATATCTTCCGAACAGAGGATGTAGAACACGTTGCGGTGCGTCCGACGGTATTCGATGGCCGCTGTGGTCTTACCACATCCTGCATCACCCACAATCCATGTTACGTTCTTGTAAGCCTGTGCATCGCTCAGCGTAAAAGTGATTTCCTTGAAGGTCTTTCCTTCGTGAAGGTTCCATGAGTCGAAGGCAAAGCCTATCTGCGTGGCGATACGTACAAACATTTCGTCGCTGATCAGTTCATACTTTCCGTTGCATAGCTGGCTCACGGTGGCCGAGCTTACGCCCTGCAAGCTTTCTGCGGCACGGTTCAACGTAGGGTAATTTGAGCGGTAGGCAATCAGTGCGCTACGCACCTGTTCTTTCATTTCTGTTGTTAATCCTTTCATTGTTTTAATAGGTATTTAAGTATTGTTTAATCAAATCGTTAGAATTTTCCCAAGCTGTCAAGTTCATCGAACGTCAGGTTCGATACTTTCTTTGTCCAGTCTCCTGATGAGGCAAAGGTCAGCGGTTCATCTGCCAGTACAGGCTCTTCCGGAATATCCGTTTCGGGCATCGGTACCGGAGCTTCCAGTGTACCACGCTTCATTTCTTCTCGGTATCCGTCAAGCTGCTTTTCGCTCACAGCCACCGGGCGCGGCAAACGAAGCTTTGTGTATGCTTCGCCCATGGCTTCTTCCATAAACAGTTCCTCCTGGGCGATGTGCATGGCTGCACGTGTGCGGCGGTTGGCTTCCAGCTGCGCAAACAGATAAGCGTTTTCCTCGTCGGTTCGTTCCTGAGTGGCACGATGGATAGTGACTTTCGGTGTGGCTATTGCCGAATATTTGGCTCCGGTATCAGTAACCGCCCAGAGTTCGATGCGGGTCATGTCTTCCGGATCGTAGCGGTAGAGGAACTGACGGCCTACGTTCTGAAGGTGGAAGTTCATGTCTACCAGTCCGTCATCGCCATACACCATGTAGCTGTATTCCTGCTTGTTCATTCGGAAGATGAAACCTTCCTTGGTGTATTGCACCGGAGCCTGAGAGAACAGCATGAAGATTTCGTGTGCCTCATAGTCATCAAGCGGCTGTGCCTGCGGATTCTCTATCGCGGTGTACATTTCCCTGCGTGTCATGCCGGTGGGGCTGGTAGGATGCTGCATCGAGTTCCATTCTTCGCGGCAGTCGGCATATTGCTGTTTCAGCTCTTCCATCGTGGGAAGCTGGTCAATGTTCGCCATTACCAGGTCAATGTTCACACGGCTTGAAAGCTTCTTTGACGTAATGTTCTGACCGGTGAAGTTGTAAAGCTTGTGAAGTACCTGCTGCTGGAATCGTCCGAAAGCGGACTCTATGGATTTAGACTGGCCGTTATGCGGCATCGTGGTTTTGTGAAGATGGCAGAGTTTCTTGAAAAATCCCTGCGAAGCCAGCTTCTTGTGTCCTCCCTGGTTATCGGTCACTATCTCATAAGGCTTCACCTTCCATGTCTGCAGTGCCATCCGGTACGCCATGTACTGGTTGTAGAAGTTTTCGCCGTCACCGATAAAGTAGCCGAGGAACAGTTCCGTGCAGGCATCCATCACCTCGTACACATCGGTGGTTCGTGCCACCCATCGCTTCTGCCTGTCATCGTACGCACGGTAGTAAAGGTTTATCTTCGTACCGTCTGAATACCACAGCGAGTTAGGCATGGACGGCATTACCGTATCGAAGGTTGGCATATACTTGTTCTTGAATTCCCTCTCGCCGTGAACAGCAGAAAACCACCAAACCATTACCGCCGGATCGTTCAAGTAACTGTGCATCGTAGTAGGACTCTTGATAGTCTTTAGTCCGCGAAGCACCGCCTGACGGTTGTATTCATCGAAGAGCTGCATATCGGTGTAGACAGGGAACTTGCTTCGGCGAAGCTTCAGCAGAAGAGCACCTTCAGCCTTTCCGATTCGGCGTGCGGCACTGTTTCCCAGGTTACCGCTAACCAGCACCACGTATCCCTCACGCTTGTAAGCATTAAACTTCTCGCGCAGACGGGCCGGATTTTTCGGCAGTGTGTGGCCTGTAATTTCGCGGAGACGTTCACAGCAGATCTGAACGCTGCTCCATGTTTCCGCACGACGGGCAAAACCTCCTTTGGCGTGTTCCACACTGCGTGCCTTCTCCGTACGCACCATCTCGTTCATCACCTGGGCGTTCAGGATGTATTCCAGTTGTCTGGCAGGCTCGATACGCGGCTCAAATTCCTTGAAGAACCGTACCGCTTCGGCATCGAACCGAATCTGTGTGTTGATGTACTTTTCCTGCTCACGCTGTTTCATTTCCTCGTATGCATTCTTGAATGTGTCATCGTATGCTGCACGGAGCCGTTCCGGCATGGAGCGGTAGGCAATCAGGGCCTCGCGTCCGTTACCTCCCCTCTGGAGGAGGGTAAGCTTGCCTTCACGAATGTATTTCTTATAGGTGGGCTGGCTGATAAGTCCGCTCCCCACAAGCTCCGTAAAGCTGACGCATAATGTGTTTCCGTACATTTCCATGATTAATTCGTTAAGATTGTAGTCCGGCTCCGGGACTTGAACCCGGACGGCAGCCACCTTACTAAGTTCTGCAAGCCGTGTGTGTTTCATTCCTTTTTCTGTGCTCTCTTATCCTCTCTGTCCAAACGTATTGCTGCAGGTATAAGTGCCAGGCAAAGGGTAACGGTTATAATCAAGTTCATTGTTCCATCTGTCAGTCGGTTCAGTATGGCTGCTGCCAGTATCAGCAGCAGATAGCATGTAGTAGTATTGATTCGTTTCATGATTCTATGGTTTGGTTTTGAGCCATCCCTATTCTCTCGAACCGGGAATGGCAAGGATTCATCATTTATGCAGTTGGTTGATATTTTTCTCTTTTCTTAATTTCTTCGAACAGTTGCGCCTGCATCTTTATTAGCATACAAAACTCTTCGTCTTGAACAGCCTCGCGAAATCCTCTATCACCTTTCACTAAGTCTATCAGTTCGCATACATGTTCAAGCTGTGATTCGATGTTCTTAGAGGAGTACTTTGTAAGATTCATACAGATTTTTTTTAAAGGTTAATAACTTCCGCATACGGATTTTCCATTTCCTTCAGCTCATAGAGCTTTGCTCCATGATTCAAGGCATACGAACGAATAAGTCTTGCTGTAGGG